AAAGAGAGCCAAAAGATCGGATAGAATGTCATGACCGAACTAAACGAAGAACTACTAGGGAGCATCCATACTGCCCTAACGGAAGAACTGCTGAGCCGTATTCAGACAGGCGTAGCTACACCTACAGACTTGAATGTTGCTCGCCAAATGCTTAAAGATAACCACATTACGGTGACACCCGCTGTTGGGTCTCCCTTACTAAACATACTGGACGAACTGCCTTATGATGAAAAAGGGACAATCATTAAATCCGAAACGATCCGAGAAGCGTCGGGCAAGCCAGAGAGCAGCATCGCAGAAGTATCGTGATAAGAACTGGGAGTACCGCCTTATAGGTTGTGCTGATAAGAGTCCCAAATATAAGAAAATAGGTATAGACCGTCAGTTCTTAACTGATCTATGGAAAACTCAGCATGGACTCTGTTTCTGGACTCAGGTTCCAATGATAACCTACTCTGAATCCCCTAGACACCCTCAGTTGGTCAGCATTGACCGTATTGACTCTACTAAGAATTACATCTCTTCTAATGTTGTTTTGACTTGTACGTTTGCTAACTTCGGTAAATCCAGTACTGATGTTCGTACTTGGTTTACCTTTCTGAGACTTCTAAGGGAATCCCTGTTAACTCCCGCCTGTATCCCGACTCCCACAGATGCTTCGTCAGTACTTGAGCTACTTCAACGACTGCTTCCTCATCTAAGTAAGAAGTCGGGGCAGCTTGATGGAGGAGCTCATGAATAAGAGTATCCATGTACTCCTGAGGGTTCTGTCTTGGGTCAACTTCGATTACACCATCGGAGTACGCCATTCCATAGGCTCTCTCCCGTCCAAGCTTACGATGCCTTACGGAGAGCCTGTTTCTCTTGGCTCCTCCTTCCCTGCCCCATACTGGCCCGTATTTGCTCTTTCTAGCCATCCTAATGTATCCCTAGTGTGTCGACTCACCTTAACTACTAAAACCTCTCTATGACCCCCCTACGCTCCAAGAAACTACAAACTAACATCGACCCTCGTGTAAGAGACTTCAGGAACTTCCTGTACCTCACTTGGAAGCACCTGAACCTACCCAGCCCTACGCCTGTTCAGAACGACATTGCTAAGTACGTTCAAGATGGCCCAAGACGTATGGTCATTCAAGCTTTCCGTGGGGTGGGCAAGAGTTGGATAACAAGTGCCTTTGTCGTACATCAGCTCTTATTAGACCCCACGCTTAACTTTCTTGTGGTATCAGCATCAAAAACAAGGTCTGACGACTTCTCTACGTTTACCCTCCGGTTAATCTCAGAGATGCCCATATTGCAGCATCTGAAGCCTTCTGAAGACCAGCGTTCCTCTAAGATTAGCTTTGATGTTGGCCCTGCGCCCGCTGCTCACGCTCCATCTGTTAAATCAGTGGGTATCACCGGACAGCTGACAGGGTCACGGGCTGACATCATTGTAGCTGATGATGTTGAGTCAGCTAACAACAGTATGACCCAGCTTATGAGAGACAGGCTGGGTGAGACAGTAAAGGAGTTTGAGGCTATTCTTAAGCCTGAGGGAAGAATCATCTTTCTGGGGACACCACAGTCTGAAGAGACGTTATATAACTCTTTGCTGGAGCGCGGTTATGAAACCAGAATATGGCCCGCAAGATACCCCAGTAGTACTAGGAAAATCTACGGGGACAGGCTATGTCCTACCATATCCCAGCAACTACAAGACGATCCAGAGGAATACCAAGGTAAACCCGTAGATCCCCTTAGGTTTAACGAGATTGACCTAGCAGAACGTGAGGCTTCCTACGGTAAGGCTGGGTTTGCCCTACAGTTCATGCTCGATAGCCGACTGAGTGACCTCGAAAGGTATCCCCTTAAGCTTAGTGATTTTATTGTTCATCCCTTAGACAGAGAGGTCGCTAGTCCCAAGCTAGTGTGGGCCAGTAGCCCTGATCTGGTTCTAAGAGACGTACCCAATGTAGGCTTTAGTGGGGACTACTTCCATAAGCCTATGGAGATCGCTGAGGGTCATGAGAAGTACACTGGGGCTGTTATGGCGATTGATCCCTCAGGGCGTGGTCAGGATGAGACAGGGTACGCTGTAGTGAAGATCCTAGCGTCCCAGCTCTTCGTCACAGAGGCTGGAGGCTTCAAAGGGGGGTATGATAAGACAACACTAATCAAGTTGGCTAAGATCGCCAAAGATAACAAAGTAAACAGACTAATCATCGAAGCTAACTTCGGAGATGGTATGTTTAACCAACTATTGAAACCTGTGCTAACTGAGGTCGGGTATAGCGTAACTGTAGAAGAAGTAAGACATAACAAACAAAAAGAACTAAGAATCATAGACACTTTAGAACCCCTTATGAATAGCCATAGGTTAATCTTAGATCCTAGGGTTATTATACATGACTATGATTCAATAAGAACAGCTGGAGGGTCAACTGCGGATAACCTTAGTTATCTTCTATTATACCAGTTGTCAAGACTAACCCGCGATAAAGGTTCACTTAGACATGACGATAGGCTCGATGCACTGTCTATGGCTTGTGGGTACTGGGTTGAGCACATGGCTCAGTCTGTAGATGAGGCTGTAGACGCTCTTAAGAATGACAGGATCGATAGGGAGCTTGAGAGGTTTCTAGAGGGTGTCGTTGGTAGGAAACCTGCGGGAAACTTATGGATGAACGTTTAGAGTGTCAAGAGTTAATCTTCGTTGTATTTGATACAAAAATGTGAGGGGGTATCTCGTATCCTACGAGAAGTCATAACCCCCGTATACCCCCATCACCGGATTCTACAGGTAACAACAGAATCTCCAGAGTATTTCGCAAGGTACACTAGGTAACAACATCCAATGGGGCACGGGGGGGTCGATGGTACACTAGTTGTGTCTGTCGTTACCTGTAGACAGCCTAAGTTACACAAGAGTATCAACATCATTAATCCTTAGATGCTACTCAAGTCTAACCATCAGTAAGCCTTAGCTACTCATCGAGTCTAACCATCAGTAATCCTTAGGTGCTACTCAAGTCTAACCATCAGTAACTGGTGATGATGCTACTCGATACTATCATACCTCATACTAGGTATGCACAGCACTACCAACCGCTGAGACTTAGGCGTCTCAGTGTCTCATCGGCAACCTACGCGGTTGCATCCGGCAACTTGTGCAGTTGCATCGCACCAACACAAGCGTTGGATCACACCCGTCCAAAGACTTCGCAAGGATGTTAGATCGTCGGTCTCGAAACGTACTTTCCTGCTAACGGCTGAGTGGGAGTGCGGCATCCCCCGCGCCAACAAGTTGTCACGTGTGAGTGCAGCCACTCGCACTCACCTCTCGCAGAAAGTCTCGATGCCTTCCTCTGTTACCGCGCTCCTCGTTACGAGGTCGCGCATCTACTCCTTAGCCCTCCGAGGACGAGCGTAACGGAGCGTCAAGGTAGAACAACACGGCGTGAAAAAGGCACGTTATGACAACCGTTGCGAGGCAAGTGCAGCCCTTCGGGCTGTTTATATGGAGAGCTGCCTCCATCTCTACAGTCTGGAGCTCTCCACTTGATACAGCTCAGACACGCTACGCGCGGCCGAACGTCGGGCGGGGCCTCCTTATCGACTGAAATAAAAGCAACAAGTTCCTTTTTTTTCATCTGAGTATCAAGCTGTAGGCCCAGCTTTCGCTGGCTCACACCCCTATTCGATATGGGGCAGCGTGGCTCCCTCACTATCATCGCAGCAGCGATGATTTGTCAGAACGCACCTTTTTCCTACGCCGTCTTGTCTCCACCTTGACACTCCGTTGACAGGGGGGTGTATTTGGTGTTGAAACCAGAAACCAGAAACCAATCAGACAATAACAACTAACAGTAAACATACTATCATGAGTACACAATACATCAAACTATCCGACCTGACCCCAGCAATGCAAACAAAGTTCGCTGACCGTGCAGTAGATGCACCGGAACCAGCGGCAATCCAACAGAAACCCAACACAATCCGTATCTTCGAACGCAACAATGTTCCCGCAAACGCTCCAGCCTCAACTCCAACCATCTTCTGTAAAGCGGTCATCGAATGTGACCGCGACTACGCGAAAGGTGACCTCATCGTAACGGGTGGAAACGGATGGCGTTCCAACGGCAAGGACGGCGCATCAGTTGCCAACTTCAAGGTCGAAACTAAAGAAAGCCGCGACGCACGACGCGATACGACGAAAGCCGAAGCTGCTATCGCAAGCGATGAAGTGCCCTTCTAAACCCAAGGGGGCTTCGGCTCCCTTTTTTGTTTTTTGTTGCCCTCTCTTCCACCATAGGATGGTGACTATAAAGACCGGCTCGAGTAAGCACTCGCCTGATGCTAACGCACAGA